GTAAGTTGCGTGGTGTTACCGATCATTTTGTTGTAACCATCTTCTTGTTCAGAAGTAAGAGTCAATTGGTTCCAGATGTGCATGAAGTCACCGTATTGACGGTCAATTCTTTGACCACCAATTTCTACTTCAACCATGGAAACCAATTGCTCACCTGGACAATCCAACCATCTTGCATAAACGTTACCACCGCCATTATCATCCTGGTTGATTTCAGGAAGAGTAATTTGTAAGTAAGTTCTGTATGCTAAGTCACCATTTCTGGAAACAGTGCATTGAACACGACGACCGAAATCGGCTTGTCCGTTAAAAGTTTGTTCAATAGATTCCATTGCGAAGTTCGTGTGTCTTCTGTAGGTCACTTTCCAAAAAGTGATTTGGGGATTACCCGTAAGATACACATCTTGTGCACCGTAAGCTACTAGTTGCATTAGACCACCGCCCATTTTATAATATTGCTAAAGAAAAAAAAATTTTGGAAATTTAATTAATTAATTAATTAATTAAATAAAAACAATAAAAAACTCATATATTTGTGATATCGAAATTTTCCTGCATAAACCGTGTTAAATATTCGTCTAAATAAACTTCTTTTTTACCTTCGTGGTTCTTTTTGAATATATATAATTCTCCTTTTTTTGAAACATTCCACCCGTTTTCTAAAGCTTTGTAAATAAAAGTCATTTTTCTAAATTTCAATTTATCTATAGTTATATTATTAATGGTTGGTCCATCGATATGAATATCACTCATTTTATGTTAAATAAGAAAATTTATAATTAAATATAACATAAACATTATATACATTAATGCCCAATTTCAAACCAAAGGCCAGCAAAAAAATATGCATTAATAAAAAGTCTATTGTTACATTAGATAGTAAACACAATGAAAAAATAGAAGAATTTTTAGATATTAGCAATACCATATTACCTCGTTTAAGAAAAGAGAAATCAAAATTGAAAAAATTATTGATTAAAAAGAAGGATATTGGGGAAAAACTGGAAATACAGGATGAAATTTTAAGGATTAGAAAAAAAATGAAAAAATTGAAAAAAGAGAAGAAAAATTATTATTTATTGAATTCTGATTATATTTTTGAATATTTTGAAAGGAAAAAAAATATTTCAAAAGGGAAATCAAAAAAAACAATAGTGTTAAATAAATTTTTCAATAAAAATACCGAAAAAAAGAAAGAAAATAAAAATGAAACAACAAATATAAATAAATATTTGACCAGTATTGATGAAAGTTTTATAGATATTAATAATTATGTTATTGATTATGAAAAATGTAAAAATTGTGATGGCGAATTGATACCGGTTGAATCGGAAGGTTTGATAATATGCAATAAATGCGGGCAACATATGCAATATCTCATAGAACATGAAAAACCTTCTTATAAGGAACCACCTAAAGAAGTATGTTTTTATGCATATAAAAGAATTAATCATTTTCGTGAAATATTGGCTCAATTTCAAGCTAAAGAAACCACACAGATCCCGATAGAAGTTTTGGAAAATATTAAATCGCAAATAAAAAAAGAAAGGATATCATTAAAACAAATAACAAATATTAAAGCTAAAGACATCTTAAAAAAGTTAGGTTATAATAAATATTATGAGCATATACCATTTATTAAAGATAAATTAGGGATAAAACCACCTGTGATGAGTCCGGAATTAGAAGATACATTATGTAATTTATTTATGGAAATACAAAAACCGTATTCAAATCATTGCCCCGATGATCGTGTTAATTTTTTAAATTATTATTACGTTTTATATAAAATGTGTGAATTGTTAGGAGAGGTTGGATTTTTACCTTATTTCCCCATGTTGAAAGATCCTGTAAAAAGAATAGAACAGGATGAAATATGGAAAAAAATATGCAAAGAACTATTATGGGAATTTATACCAACTATATAGAATCCAATTGTTCTCTTCTATTTACCATAGGATATAATTGTTCATCAAGTTTATATCTTAATAAAGCAGCAAATCCTGCTGTAGAAAAGACAAAACAATGCCATAACGAGTGAAATTTTACATATATATCGTTATGCCATTCTTTACTAGCAATAGAATACATAATTATGGCTGTGATACCACAAGAAAGAAATAAAAAGGATAGACATTTAAACCGCAATAAATATCTCCAAATAGTTCTCCATTTTATCATTATTATAAAAAAACTACATATTGATAAATACCAAGTAATAATTAAATCGCGATTTAAATTTTCCCATAAATAAACTATTAAAACTATATTTTCCACGGCAAAACTTGTTATATAAATTTGTGGTTCCCGAACTCTTGAACCATACAATACGGTTGTAAATATTAAACTTGAGCAAGCATAACCATCTAATAAAGCCCAATTATCATAATCGTAATCGCTGGTAAATACTTCATCTTCAGGTAATGAATGATGCGAATGATATAAAAGAGAAAAAGTTACAGCATATATGAATTTTATTAACATGAAAATACTTGCGGCATCTTTGCGTCTTTTCCAACTCCATATAAATACACCCATTGGGAATAAAGCAGTACAATGTGTCGTTAATAACCATGTATCCAACATTATTATTATAAGATTAATATCTTTATGTAATCTATTTAAATAATTAAGGGTAAATTATTTTAATGCATTCAATATGGTTTCTGGTTATAAATATGTCTTTCGTTTTTTATCTTTATCAGGTGGCGAATTTTTATTTATCCATGAGTTATGAAAAATTTAATGAATATGATATTAAAAGAAGAAACTATATAATTAAAAACTTTATAAAATCATACATTTTATATTATATTTCGGTAGCTACAATACCACTGGTTCCAATGGTATTATTAAATATAGGCAATGTTAATAAATGTTTACATTTTATAGGATTTTTATATTGTTCAAATGATACTGTTGCACTATTTAAAAATATGAATATGTCGTATTCTACAAAAATACACCACGTAATAAGTACCACTTTATCTACTATAAATATTTTTGTGGATTCATTGAGGGATAATAATATAACAAAATTGATGTCTATATATTGCATATTATCTTGTTATCCTCATGAAGTGAATTATTGCTTGGGTATGAGGTTTTTATTGGAGAGAACCAAAGAAAAAAAAATGAAAAGACAAGCGTTCATAAAATATTTGGGTTGTTGTTTTATAAATTGGTCTATTCATTCAATATATTTAATTTATAATATAAGAAATTTGAATATTATTATGGTAGGTTATTATAGTCTTATTATTTTTATAGTATATGATGACCTTGTGTTATTAAAATGGTTGAGAAATTAGATCTTTTCCATCTTTGAAAATCTTCCTCCTCCAAGAGCATTTTCCTCCATAGATTGTTTTTTCAACAGAATACGTTCCTCGTTTGTTATTGTAGGTTTTAAGATTTGCGCCATCATATCCTTATAACTTTGTTTCTTCTTCTTCTTCTTCTTCTTCTTCTTCTTCTTTTCATGAACAATAGGTTTTTCTATAATAGGCGTTTGAGTAGATTTGGTATCCATGTTAGTATCCATAATTAATTATATATAATTAGTTATAGATTTTAATTCAATTTTATTTTTTATCATCATCCGGTAAGAGGGATTTTAACTTGGGTTGGTCTTTATTCTTAGATGTAATAATATTGTCGCCTTCAAACAATTCCTTTTTGATATCGGCACTTGTAATATTCTCGCCAGTTAGCGAGCTTTCAATAGTATTATTTACACCATATAAATTACCTTCTTTATCGATATTTTGTGTTAATTTATTTTTGTTTTCTTTTGCTAATTTGATATTTTCTTCAATGGCCTTTCTTTTAGTTTCCAAAACTCTTTTTTCAAATTCTTGTTTGGCCTTTTCTTCGTTCTTATTTTTTTCACTCATTAACTGATTCAATTCTTCTTCCATATATTCAACCCTACCTGTCTTGTATGCTTCGGGATCCCAAGGCATCCACATTCCAACTGGTCCCACATATACATTATGATTTGGGTCTACTTCTCGTAATAATTTACATCTTAATTCGGCTTCTCCTTGTGTTGCATATACACCTCTAATTTTCAAACCTCTTGTATTTGTTTGAAAATTGTGTGTTGTATCAAAATCATCTTGTAATCTTTGTTCGTTATTATCTACAAATGTTTTATAATCATTTCTTAATTTTTCAGAATCAAACGAATTTTTTTCGCTTTTTAAAAATTCTTCGAAATCTGATATTAAATCATTAAATTCCAAATTGTATTTAAAACCGAGGAAACTTAAAAATTGATGGTATTTTTCAATGGATTTAGAAAAATCAAAATATTTTAGGAATTCTTGAAAAAAGAACCTATTTTTATCTTCCAATATATTCTCTGGAGATACAAAAGAAATACAAGCAAATTTTTGCCCTGAAATTGGTTTATCCTCGTCCAATAAATCAATATATTTAGGATTTTCTCCACCGTTTGGTAATTTTTGTCGTTCAAAAGCCATAGAAGCCATTTATACTTTATTTTATTTTTAATATTTAAGTTATTTTAAACCTAATTATTTTTTTCTATATAGTTAGTATAAATGTCTGGATTAGGTGATATGGTTGACTTAGGCGAATTAGTTCGTCGCGCAGTTAAATATCTTGTTGAAGGTATCATGGTAGCAATTGCCGCTTATGCTATCCCAAAGAAATCGTTAAATGTTGATGAAGTTATGTTGATTGCCTTAACGGCAGCTGCTACATTTAGTATATTAGATACCTACGTACCAAGCATGGCAGTTTCTGCCCGTTCGGGAGCTGGCTTCGGTATCGGTGCTAA